TGAGGGAGGCAACTTCGCTGGCCTTGGCTTCGACCTCTGCGGTCTTACCAGTAAAGGCTTCCTTCAGCGAGTTAAGGCGTTCTTCGAGCGTCATCTTGGGTTTAGCCAAGTGTCAAGCCTTGGGCTTGCAGTCAGTATCGATGGGGGGGCATTCCTCATTCGGAATCTCGTCCTCTTCGTCCTCATCCGAATCGGTGCCATCGGGCTTTTTCTTCTTTTTCTTCTTTTTCTTGTCGTGATCTGAAATCGGAGCCACTTCGTCTTTGTCGCCTTGCTCCGGGGACACATCAGCCGCCTGGGCGTAATTGGCAGGGCCACCGATAGGCACCTGCTTCTCGGCGCGTTCGTAAATTGCGTACTCCTCGGGGTCGATGGCCATCAAAAGGTCGTCGAAGGTGTTCATCAGGCCGGAGACAAGGTTCTTCTCGGCACCCTTCTTGCCCGACCAGCATTGACCCTGCATATCGGCTTCGTCGGCGTAGGTGCGGACAGCCTTGATGTCCATGATGAACCACTTGTGCATCTCGTCGACATCGTCTTGGAACAGTTTCCGCTGCTCGGGGGTCATGGAGGTACCCGTGTAGCCCGCGCCCTTCGCCCAGCCGGCCTTGATAAGGTCGACGGTGATGCCTTCCTCGGCGTAAGCCGCCTTCATGTCGTAGATTGGGATATAGACCCCAATGGAGCCGACAACGGACGACGGGGACACGAAGACCTCGTCACATTGGCTCATCAGCCACATCCCAGCGGAGCAGGACTGTTTGCAGGTCCAGCCAATGGTACGCTTTTTGCAGGCTCGGATGCGAGCAGCCATCTCGGGGACGCCGGTGACGGTGCCGCCAGGCGTATCGAAATCAAGGATGATGGTTTCGACGCCCGGGTCACGCTCGGCATCTTCGAGCATCTCTTGGATGTCTTCGACGTCAGTTGCACCCATCATTTTTTCCAGCTCGGTAAGGCCAGACCCAATCACGCCCTTGACGGGGATGATGGCAAGGTCACCCGACTTGATCATCATCGGCTTGGGGCCGAAGAGCATCTCCATCATGTCCTCCAAGTTATCGCCTGCCTTCAGGTCGGTCGGGGACAGGTTGGCCACCTTCTCAAGGTAAGCCTTGGCCTTCGCCGGCTCAATGAGCATCGGCGCGAAGGTCTTGAAAGCGTTAGAAAGGGAATACATGGATTATTTGTTGAAGGTTTTTTCGTCGTCTGGGTCGACGTCGTCGTCCACAATCTTGGCTCCGTCGTCCATCTGGGCGGGTTCTTCGTCGGCGACGGAAGCGTTGATATCGGCGGGAGCCACGTTCTGCGGCTTGTAGAGCATCGACAGCGGTACGTCGAATTCCTTGGACAGCTCGATGAGGTACTTCTTCTCGGCTGCGTTGGAACGCATCTGCTCCTTGGGGTCTTGGCCTTCTTCGAGGTAGTTCTCGGTAAGGGTCTTGAGTCCAGATTCGATATCCTGACGGTTCTGCTGGGCGTCACGGCCAGCGTCGACGGTGACACGCTTCGGAGTCGTCCAAGTGACATTGGTCCAATACTCGGTGGAACGGATGAAACCGTCCTTGATGGCGGAGCCGATGATGTAGCCCCAGACTGGGGTGAGGAACCGCTGAATCATAATGGCCTGGCGGTGCGAAAACTTGCGATCGGCCTTGGCGACGACGAAACGCATAACCGCGCCGCCGGCCTTGGTAGGATTGGCCACAAACTCGTAGGGGAGCATCCCAGCGAGGGAGTCGCGCTCAAGGTGTTCGATAAATCCGTCGAAGGTTTTGTTGGGGCGGTTGGACTCGAAGGACTCGAGCTTCTCACCGGGGGCGAGAGCCAGCACCTTGCCGCCGAGGAACGTCGAGGCTTCGCTCGGGTCGGTCATGCCGTCACCGTAATCCTGCGGCTTCATGCCGAAGGCTTCAAAGTCGGACTGGGTGCCGTCGAAGTTCGGATTTTCACGGCTGATAGTGCGTGTAATATCCGAGGAGGTCTTGACTGCGAGTTTCTCCAACGAAAGGATCTCCAGCATATCGACCAAATTATTGATCGAGTGCTGGAGGGGACTATAGGCCCGCGCACCCGAAGCAAGTTCGGGTTCGTACAAGTGAATGACCGCATTGGCCGGCACAAGGCGGCTGGAGCCATCAGAGCGGATTACGTTGTACGAGATTGGCTGACCGTAAGGTCCAAAGAGGATGCCGTCGACCATGCCAGGCGGCACTTCGTTATTCGACGAGTTACCGACCCGGTGGGATTCGATAATCTGGAGGCGGGGTTCGCCGCCGGGTCCACGGGTCTTGATGATAAAGCACTCGCCGTCACGATCCATCAGGCGGCAGCAGATGTGCTGTAGCTCAAAGAACGAGAAGCGGCCCGTGATATCGCAGGAACGGGAAGCCCATTGTTTGAAGTAGGCTTCGGCGGCATCATCCCACATCTCGTCGCCCGACTGGGCTTGAGCCTTGATGCCACCCCCGACCGTGTACAAGGCCATATCGGCCAGCACCTGACGGATGAGTCCCGCATTGAGTTCCAACCAACGCATCTTGCGCGTGGTCTCCATGCGGTCGAAGACCGTCATAGTCTTCTTGAAATCCTGCGGCCAAGACGACCAAATCCAAGAACGCTTGTTGCTGAACTTGGCGGACTCGAAGTTCGAGAAGATGCCCGGGCCTTGTCCGCCACCCGACGCCTGCTTCAGCGGAGCCGTATTACGGGCAACGCTCGGCGTCTTGGGTTTCTTAACCTGCGGGAGGGCAGGCTTCTTGGCGGTGGGCTTTCGCATTAGAATCCTCGGAAGTTATTCAGCATATTGATGACCCGGACACGGTCGACTGATCCGTAGGTCTGGGGGTCTTTGACCATCAGCGCGTAGCGGCATTCCACAAGGACGGTACCGATGTCCATTGGGAACTGCTTCACGACGGAGGTACCCGAATCGGAGTATTCCATCATGGTCTTGCCCTGCTTGAGGAGTTCCTTGGCTTTGTCGACAATCTCAAGGATGTCGCAAATGTCAAAAATAAGGAAGATACCTTGGGGTCGTGCCATTTGCGTTTAGCCCTGTGTAAAAGGGGCCGTCTGACCCAACCCATGTACGATCCACAAGAGCCACCCGTGGTTTTTCCAGAAGGGCCAGACGGCTTGGATTAACTCTACCGCTGGTATGATGTCCGTCAAGCGGTTTCTTCCTCGGGTTGCTTTTCGTCCGGCTTGCGGTCCTCGGGCTTGCCGTGGCGGTTCTTTCCGCGCCCGATGAGCTTGGCCATGAGGGCGGGCAGCATCCCGATGATCTCGGCATCCCACAAGTGGTTTGCACGGTCGCCAATGGGCAACCAGATAGCCTGGCCGTTGGGCTGGCGAGTCCGATGCTCGGACTGCATCTGCTTGCGGTACTCGTCGCCGGCGTCCTCGGGGTAGGTGTGGTGGCCGGCGCGGCGAAGGCGTGAGATGGAGTCCTTGAAATACAAGTTTGAGAACAGGTACAACTTGCAGGAGGTCTGGCCGACTTGGATGACCTTGGCCCGAGCGTAAGGGCGGTAGGCCACCTTGATGCCATAGGGAGTCTGGATACGCCAAGGGAACTCGTTCTGACCGGAACCCTTGGTGGCGTTCCAGGCGAACTTTGCACACATACGGTAAACGGTGTCGGTGTTCGGCCCGTCGCCAGAGTCGACGAACACAAAGAAGTCGGCCACCTCAAGTTTACGTTGGGCTTCGCGCAACTGCTCTTCGGTCTCGCAATAGCCCCATTGCACCATGCGGGACTTGCCGTCCAAGGCCCATGATCGGACAATCCAGTAGAAGCCCTTACGCTGCACATCGACCGCCATGAAGCGGAGCCGTGCAAACTGCTTGGCTTTCTTGTATTCGTCTTTGAACGGCGGCTCGGCGAGCTTGCTGTCGACCATGAACGCTTCGGCGTCCCATTCGTCGAGCATCTTGTAGCCCTGCGGCATAACTTCTCCGCCGCCGTCGTCTGGATCGTCGGACCATGAAAGGGCCAACCTCTTCTGTTTAAATTCCCGGCGGGCGACATCGTCACCGTGTTCCTCGAAAGACTGCTTGGCGCGGATTGCCATCTCGGCGAGCTTGCCCCAGTCCAGACCCCATTGAGCGCAGAGTGAGTTCCAATGGAATCCAACGACGCCCTTGGGAGCGTTCTGATTCATGGGGGTGTACTCGCCCGACAGGTTTAGTTCAGCCCGCACCTCGAAGGAATCCTTGTAGCGGTGCTTGCATGACTTGCACTCGTAGGTGCAACCGGCCTTGACCTTGTCGAGGTTCCAGCCGTTCGGTTCACGGGCGTCTTCGGGGTAGATGAGTTGCTCCCACTCGAACGCCTGGCGTGTCCCGCATTGCGTACACTTGAAAGTCCATTCACGGCGGTCGGACTGATTCCACAGGTCGGTGATATCGTCGCCCTCGACGCCGCCCTGCGAGACGAGCAGCGACTTGCCCTGCCAGATGAAAGCGGTGCGACGGGCCAAGGCTTCGTTTAGGTGACCCTTGGGCCAGAGCCAGACTTCGTCACCGCCGAGGAAACGGATGGAGCGACGCTGGAGGTTCTTCTTGTTGTTCGCACCCAGCACCCAAACGGTGTTACGCTCGAAGCGGGTTTTCTTCCATTGATTGCGTTCGGAGTCTTCCATCTTTGCCAGCGTGGCCGGCGTGGCTTCCCACATCGGACGCAAACGATCCTTCTGCCAGTCCTGTGCATTGTCGTCGACGTCTTGGAGCAGTAGAGTCGGACCGGGCGAACGGGCAGGGATGAAGGTCGACCATAGTTCCAGCAGGGACGACTTGCCCATCTGCACCGCGCCGAGGACGACGACGGTGGTAATCTCTGGGTCGCTCAACGCCCGCAGGATGGGAGCAAGGAACGGCGTGGACTCCACTCGGAAGGGACCGGGCTGCGGAGAGCCAGGCACCTCGCGCACGTTGGCTTCCAGCCATTGCACGATGTCGCCTTCGGGGTCGGGCGTCATCATCGCCCGGATGTGAGCCTCGAAAGTCTCGATGGTCTGCGGGTCGATAATCACAGGCCGCACATCCCTTCGCACTCGGAACTAAAGTCAAAGCCGAGCTGATCCTTGTGCTTGTCAGTAAAGTCTACCTCATCGAGAGGCTTGCAGGACTTGTGAAGGTAGACCTCTACCCTAAAGCCTCCAGGGTTTTCGTTTTGTAAGCGTCGGTAAGTCTTGTCGAACTCAACGGCCTTGGCAAAATGCTCTGGGTCTTCGGTTTTTAAACGACGCCATTCGCCGTCGTCATGGAATGGACAATAGTAACAAGCAGACCTAGGTGGCTCGGGGTATCCATTTTTCTGCATCCAGTCCTTGCAATGAGATCGGGTCATTCGTTTTTCGACAAGGGGCCATCGATGTTGCGTCCAAAGATTAGACGGCAACTTCATGCGCTGCATCTCGTCATAGGAGATGCCCAGCCATTGGGTAACAGTTACGTCTTTCTGGCCGTGTTTGATGCCGCAACGCTGACGAATTTCCTTTAGGATTGGAGCAACCTTAAAATCTGCGGTGCAAGACCGACCAAGTGCTGGCTTTACATCTCCACTAGGCATAAGCCCATAAACTGGGATATTGGTTCGCATATAGGTAATGCCGTCTCCGTATTGCGACTTTTCCTTTGTTCTGATTTTAAGAACGCTCTCCGTAAGGCTTCCCTTGGTCACTCGGATCACCGGAAACGGCAACTGCGTCTCAAGCCAGTCCAGCCATTTGTAAACGCTTGCTGGCTCTGCTTGCGTGTCAGCAAAGACGGCAAAGTCTGGCATAGGGCCGACTTCACCTTTAGCGGCCATCAATGCCAAGGCAGACGACTGTACGCCAGCACCTAGGTTTAGGACGGTATATTTTGTGGGAGGCGGTGGCTCAAAGTAACTCATGGCTATTCGACCTCATCTACAGAGTCTTCATCACCAGAGTCAACCTCGATGGGGTCTTCGGTGTCGCCTTCCTTTACGACGGCCTGTTCAGCGTAGCCGGCAGCATTGGACAGACGCTCAAGCATCCGCTTCACTTCGTCGTCGATGGCCTTCATGGCACGACCCGGGTTGTCGGGGTTGACCCTCGACGCCAGTTTCGTGCCAAGCTGGGTAACCTCTTCCCGCACCTGTGCGAACACTCGTCCGAACCTTTCGATGGCGGTCTGGGTACGGATGTACTCACGGCTGGCGATCTGGCGGGCTTGGAGTTCCTTCTCCAGCGTGACCAGCGTTTTCACCAACTTGTCGTAAGTCGCATAGGACTTGCTGGCTTCGGGCGAGTTGCTACCGAGGTCGTCGAGGTACTGCTGATAGGCCAGAGCCTTCAGTTCGCGCTGACGCTCCACGGTCTCGTTGAAGTCCTTATCGGGGCGGACATTGTTTCCCATGCGACCAGCACCACGGGCCATGTACCAAGCTTCGGCGGACTCGATGGAGTCAATGGGCATCCCCTGCGTGATGAACTTGTTGATGGCTTGCTTGGTGACACCGAAGCGTCCGGCAAGGTCAATGGGGCGAGGGCGGTCGCTGCTCACTTGAGTTTCTTCCTCCGAGCGTTGGACAGTTTCGCACAGGCGGCGTCGGACTTCATGTACAACGACGGCGGCAGTTTCAGGTTACGCTGGACGGTCTTGACTCTGGCGGAGATGGCGGCGCGGGTCAGGTTGTGCTGATTGGCCAACGCTGTCATGGTCGGCTGATCGGGCATCCCGAGGGCGAGTTTGATGCAGGTGCCGTGCAGCCTGACTTCGGCGTGGGTCGACAGGTCGATGACGGCAATCACCTTGCGGAGAATGTCCAGCACTTCGTCCTGCGTGAAGGTTCGGTCGCTCACTTGGACTTCTTCCCTTTGCCGCAACGCCCAATGCACCGCTTGCAATTTGTTGATGTCGTAGCCTTGCCCCCAGCCGCCTTGGACAAAGTTTTCTTCGCCACCCGGGCCTCCCATCGCACCTCCGCTATCATCGGGTTCACCAGAAAAATACCGATGCGCGAAAGGGACTCCCGAATCTTCGGGTCGATTGGGATTGAAGCCAGCCGCTTCCAACGCCGTCCGTTCCACTTTGGACAGCCGTTTCCAGAACCTTTGGTATTCGTCATAGATTGGCATTGCTGTTGGGTGGCTCGAAAAGTTCTTCCACCTTGGTGGCAACCGAGAGCATGACCGCTGCTTCGGAGACGAGCAGTTGGGCCACCTCGTCGTCACCGTTGACATCGGCAATGTGGGCGGCGCGGATGATGTTCAGTCCGGCAATACGCCGAAGCTGTCGGGCTTCCTCGTAAAGCATCGAGGGAGTCCAGCCGTAGTTGTCATCGTCGTTTTGTCGTACCACACGAGCATCAATGTGCCTAACCTGTGAACAAGTCAACCCGCCTACCCGTGCCGTGGATATATCAAACCATTCTCATCCCGGCCCAGCATCCCGTGACGCATGGCCTTGCGAATCTTGTTCCAGGCGTCCTTCTTGGTCAGCGGCTCGTCGTAGCACC